TTTCTACATTATAATCATGTAAATGGCCCATTTGCTGATAAAAACAAATTTGATGGAAGACCTATGTTAGGTCTACCCGCATTTGTAAAATAGTATTATAATGGATTTATATGTTACAAAAAATAGGTTTTGCACCAGGATTCAATAAACAAGTTACAGAAACTACAGCCGAAGGACAATGGGTTGATGGTGACAACGTACGTTTTAGATATGGTACACCTGAAAAAATTGGTGGTTGGTCACAATTAGGAGAATCCAAACTTACAGGAGCTGCAAGAGCTTTACATCATTTAGTTAATAAATCTGGTAACAAGTTTGCAATCATAGGAACTAACAGAATTTTATATGCTTATACAGGAGGTGTATTTTATGACATCCACCCTATTAAAACTACCACAACTTTAACAAACGCTTTTAGTACCACCAATGGTTCAACAACAGTTACTATAACATTTAGCACGGACCACGGAATACAAGAAAATGATATTATTCTTTTAGATAATTTTACAACTATTACAAACTCAAATTATTCAGCATCAGACTTTAACGATAAAAAATTTATGGTAACATCTGTTCCAACAGGAACAACTTTAACTATCACAATGCCATCAGCAGAAACTGGTTCAGGAGCTACAACATCAGGTGGTATTAGAGTAAGACATTATTATCCGGTAGGACCTGCAGAACAATTACCTGGTTTTGGTTGGGGACTAGCTTCATGGGGTGGAACTGTAACAGGTGAAGCAACGACTACTTTAAATGGGGGTATTAATGATTCAACTACAACTATTGTTTTAACTGATGCATCTCAGTTTCCAAGTTCAGGTACAAACTTTATTCAAATAGGAACAGAAGAAATTTCATACACAGGTATATCAACAAACACTTTAACTGGAGTTACAAGAGGTGTTAGAAATACAACAGCTGCAACACATTCTAATGGTGCGACTATATTAGATAGTTCAGATTATATTGCATGGGGTGAAGCTGCATCGGGTGATTTAGTTGTTGATCCTGGTTTATGGTCTATTGATAATTTTGGAGATAAAGTAATTGCACTAATTCATAATGCACAAGTATTTGAATGGGACTCCAATGCAACAAATGCTGTAACTAATAGAGCAACTATTATTGCAGGTGCACCAACAGCGTCACGGGATATGTTAGTCTCTACTCCCGACCGTCACTTAGTATTTTTTGGAACAGAAGAAACTATCGGTGATCCAACAACTCAAGATGAAATGTTTATTAGATTTTCAGATCAAGAAGATATTAATACTTATCAACCAACAGCAGTTAACACAGCAGGTACACAAAGACTTGCAGATGGATCAAAAATTGTAGGTGCGGTTAGAGGTAGAGATGCAACTTATATTTGGACAGATACATCTTTGTTTACTATGAGATTTATTGGTCAACCCCTTACTTTTGGTTTTCAACAAGTTGGAACTAACTGTGGATTAATTGGGCAGAACGCAGCATTAGAAGTTGATGGTGCAGCTTATTGGTTTTCAGAAAATGGTTTCTTTAAATATTCTGGTAATTTAGAAACGATGACATGTTTAGTAGAGGACTTTGTTTATAATGATTTAAATACAACAGCTAATCAATTAATTAATGTTGGGTTAAATAATTTGTTTGGAGAAATTACTTGGTTTTATTGTACAGAAAGTTCAACTGTAATTAACAGATGTGTAACTTATAATTATATGGACTCATCTCCACAAAGACCTGTATGGACAACAGGAACTTTAGCAAGAGGCACGTGGCAAGACTCATCCGTATTTGGTTTACCTCACGCAACATATTTTAATGCAGATGATAATGCATCATTTGATGTAGTAGGAAACACTGAGGGAAGCACAATATACTTTGAACACGAAAAAGGAACTGATCAAGCTTTAGCAAATGGTGTGACCGCAATTACTTCTAACATTGAATCAGGAGATTTTGATATTACACAAGCAAGATCATCTACAGGACAACAAACAGGTGTTGCAACATTTAAAGGAGATGGTGAATTTCTTATGAAGATTAGAAGATTTATACCTGACTTTTTATCTCAAACAGGTAGTACTCAAGTAACACTACAACTTAGAAACTATCCTAATAGCTCTCAATCAAGTTCACCCTTAGGTCCATTTACTATTACAAGTTCTACCGAAAAAGTGGACACTCGTGCAAGAGCAAGAGCTATATCTTTAAAAGTAGCAAATACAGCTGTTGGTCAAAGTTGGAAACTAGGTACATTTAGATTAGACACACAACCCGATGGACGTAGATAATGGCTAAAGTAACAGTAGTATTTACAAGACCTAGTAAAGAATATAAACAACAAGATGCGGATTCTTTAGTAAGAGATTTAGACGGATTAATTGAAAAATTAAACTCTACGTTTCAACAAGATTTAAGAGATGAACAACAAAGGTTTACTTGGTTCATGAGTAGTGGAAGTACAACATAATGGCTAATAGATATAAGAACGCACAATTTGATTTAACAACAACAGATGCTACAGATATTTATACTGTACCTTCTGAGTCTAGAGCAATCATACAAAACATACATGTAGCTAATGTTGGAGTAGGGAACACGGAAATAAAAGCTTTTATATATGATACGTCTGCAGGTAGAGCTTATCAGTTTGCAGAGCATACTGTTAATGCAGGTAATTCAAAGTCTATATCTGATGGTACAATCATATTAGAAGAGAGTGACAAATTACAATTACAATCAGCAACAGGTGATATATTTGAAGGCACAGTATCAATATTAGAAATTGACAGAACATAGGAGGAAAATGCAAGTCATAAAACCAGAAAAAATAATTGAAACAATAACTAACCTTAAAACAGGCGAGAAATATAACGATGATAATGAATGGAAATCAAAGGGTATACCTGAGACAGACATTCGAAGAGACATAAAAGTTATTATGCCGAGCCTTGATATTTTCGGTAAAACAAAATAGAATAGTAAAATGGCCATTACAAACGCACAACAATACCAGCAACTAATGCAAAACGGAGGACGTATCGGACTTCGAGGTGGTGGTAGAGATATGGCAGGCGTTGCTGATTCTAAAGGAAATGTTGGACCTTCAGCATCTTCAGGATCTATTGGTAAAGGAAACACAGCTCGTGAACAAGGAATTATGAATCGAGGTTTAGGACCTAAAGGAACCACTCAAAGTTTTGATAGAGGTCCTACAGAAATTATAGGTGGTAAATCTTTTGATTTAAATCCTCAATCTAAAGAAGCAATTGAACAAAAGAATTTTGCAATATCAATTGCAAACGATAAAAAAAGAACAGCTGCTAGAAAAAGAGCATTAAAAGAACGTACCTTTTTAGAAAAATTAGGTAAGCTAGGTTATACTGACAGAACACTTGATACTAAATTAGAGAAAATTGGTGCAATAGATCCGCAAGGATTTACTATTGGAGGTGTTAAAGTTCCATCATCAATAAATGCATTATCAGAATTTACAGTTGATCCTTCAACAAATTATTTTGATGAAGATTCAATAAGAGAAATAGGTGGTGTTTTAAGTAAATCTGAAACTGGTATTACAAAATCACAAGCAGATACATTAGGGGACATAAGAGAAGATATTCAAATGAGAGGTAGAATACAAGATCCAAATGATAACGTTACACAATCAGAGTTTGAAGAATATATGAATAGAAATAAAATAGAAGATATAGGTGGTGATGATGGACCACAAGATCCATGTAAAGGACCTAACCCACCAGCATATTGTTTCGTGGGTATAAGATCAGCAGAAGCTGCAACACCAGAAGTAGAAGAAGATGAGATTATTAATTACAGATTAATGGCCGATGGTGGTAGAGCAGCATTTGCAGGTGGTGGAAAAGATGCTGGCGCAGGATCAAATTTTGGTAGTGAAAATTTTGGTGGTGATAACAGAGGTCCTGCAGAATTAGGTTTAACTACAAGAGGCCCAAAAACAAGATCGGGTGATGGACCTATAGGAAGTTCTGTTTTTGATGAACTTAATAAAACTGCTAAGATTGAAAGAGAAAAAAAATTAGATGATTTTATAGCTGCAAATAACTTATTAGGAAATAATGTTGATGAGGATGATGATAACGATAATACAAATGCTATTGATACAGTTTTTAGTCCTACTGTTGCCTCTGGTTTGCAAACAGTTTTTGGTACAGGGTTAGATAAAAGAACAGATATGTATGATAGAGTTTTAGAAGCAGATGGTGGACGTATTGGTTTAGCAGAAGGTGGCATGCCTTACGAAGGTGGGATCATGGACCTTGAAACATCAAGACAGATGTATGGTTTAGGTAAACTTGTTAAGAAAATTACACGTGGTGTTAAGAAAGTAGCTAAGTCACCAATAGGTAAAGCTGCATTAATAGCAGCGGGTGGATATTATTTAGGTGGAGGTAGTTTTTTAGGAGCACAAAGAGCTGGTATGTCTGGATTTAAATTTGCAAATTTACCTGGATTTACGGGAGCTAGAAATTTTTTAATGGGTAAACCATTAGCATTTAAAACAGCTGGAGATTCTGTAGCTAGATCTAAAGGATTTTTGGATTTTATAGGTGGTAAAGCAGGAACAGGTATATTAGGAACAACAGCATTATCTTATTTAATGACACCAAAAGAAGAGGATGAAGATGAAACATTATATCCTGGAGCAGACATAGATGATCCTAGATTTATTATGGCAAACCCTTCAAAATATACTAACCCAAGACTAATGGCTGAAGGTGGTTCTACAGAAGAACCAGTAGCTAAAAAAACTATGCCTCTATTAGACATGGATGGTCAAGAAATGGATTTAAGAGCTGAAGGTGGGTTTGTACCATTAGGTAGAATGGAAAGAGCAGACGATGTACCTGCAAGATTATCAAAGAATGAATTTGTGTTTACAGCAGATGCAGTTAGAAATGCAGGTGAAGGAGATGTAGACAAAGGCGCAGAAGTTATGTATAACATGATGAAAAACTTAGAATCTGGAGGTGAGGTTTCAGAAGAATCTCAAGGATTAGAAGGTGCTAGAGACATGTTTCAAACATCACAAAGATTAGAGGAAGTAATATAATGGCCGTAACAGAACAAGTATCAAGACCAGCGCCTTTTGTAGAAAAACTAGGAACTAATTTAGCAGAAAATGTATTAGCTCAACAAGGTGTACCGATAGTAACAGGTGGATTGGGCAGTATATCACAATTAGGTGGTGAAACAGCAGAAGCGTTCAAAGCAAGACAAGATGCAGCTCAAGCTTTTGATGTTAGAAAACAAAGTTTAGCAGGACTTGCACCAACAGTTGCAGGTCAAGATGCATTACAAACACAAGCACAAAATTTAGCAACCCAAGGTGTAGGTTCTTTTGCACCTTTTTTACAACAAGCACAAACTGCAGGAACAGCAGCTGGAACAGCATTAAGTGGAGTAGGTTTAGGAGCAACAGCTTATCAACAAGGCGTACAAGACTTTATGTCCCCATATCAATCACAAGTGATTGATGCATCGTTAGCAGAATTTGATCGTAATACACAAATACAACAACAGCAGATCAGAGATCAACAAGCAGCTTTGGGTGCGCTCGGCAGTGGTCGAGCGGGAGTGCAACTCGCAGAGTATGGCACAGGGGCTGCGAGAGAACGAGCTTTATTACAGGCCGGTCTCTT